GATGACTATGATGATAGACAAAGAGTAGCAGATGGTGCAATAGTACCTATGCTAGTAAAAGCAATACAAGAACTATCAACAAAGAACGATGCTCTCGTAGCTCGTATAACCGCCCTAGAAGGGGCATAACACAGGAGTAAGAAGATGGCAAATCAAACAGCCGAAGAAATCGCAGCACACTATGTTGCAATGGGTCATTCAGTAGCAGAAGTTAACAGCAGTCAAGCTGATGGTGAAACTGCTGATGAATTTACAGCAAGAAAAACTAGGAATAAAGAACACCTAGTATTACAAAAAGCACAGGTACACGATGATGATTCATCTTGGTGGACAAGTGAAAGTATGACAGCAATCGATGCAGCTATAGCATCTTAATTTAGGAGAATAGAATGTCTAAAAAAACTAAAAAAGAAAAGACAGTCATTACAGTAAACGATGTAGAACATATTTATGAAGATATGACTGACGAGCAGAAAACAATCATTAACCACGTTAACGACTTGGACAGAAAGATTAGTACAAGCCAGTTTAACTTAGACCAGTTAATGTTTGGTAAGTCGGCTTTCGTTAATGCACTCAGCGTATCTTTAGAAGCTGCCTAGTGAGCATAAGGTTTAGAAACAACTTAATAGCTGGGCTTATAGTAACAGTATTCCTAGTGGGTCTGGCTAATGCAGCAGACCCTATAGTTACAGACTCAACTAGCGTAGTTACATCAAATGGCAACATGGTTACAACAGTTAAGTCGCCACCGCCTAGTGCCATATCACCTAATTTTGGTGGTAGTAATTCAGATTTATGTACAATATCTTCTAGTGGTTCAGTACAAACACAGATACTTGGTGTGTCATTAGGTGCTACATACACAGAAGATAATTGTTTAAGATTAAAGAAAGCACAAAAGTTATATATGTTTGGTATGAAAGTCGCAGCAGTAAGTGTAATGTGTCAAGACCCAGATGTATGGGCTGCAATGATGTCGGCTGGAACACCCTGTCCTATAGATGGATTAATAGGACAGCAAGCTAAAGATGCTTGGGCAGTTAAGACAGCAGAAATACCAATGCCAAAGGATGAACATGAAACAACAGCACAAGAAAAGCGTGATAAAGCACTCAGCATTATGGGTACTGTTGCTGCTGCCTTTATGTTCTTTTAGTTACACATTTGGTTATACAAGTAATGTAGCTATATATGGTTACACTTGGCAAATGAATACACCAACACTTGGTGTAAGTGCTGAAACAGGTTTAGATATTAGTGGTGTAATTTATAATTACACAGCAGTAAAAGAAAAAAAAGATGATTTTACAGTTACAATAGGCAATGAAGATTTAGATGGTGGATATGTTTGGAAAGATACAGAAAATTGGTCTAACAAATATGGAATAAAATTACGAAAGTTTGTACCTATACCTTACACACCAGTAGAGTTATTTGGAAAAGGAAGTATAGCCACAACAGGTACAGGTAGCGTAGAAGATGCAAGTGTAATTTATATGTACAGATGGGATAATTGTCGTAACGCACAGAACGACCCTAACTGCCCTAATTATATACAACCCTTACCAGTCATTCCAAAAATAGATATATACGATGTAATGGACGATAACGCAGTTACAGAAGCAACGGAGGAAACTGATAGTGACTTATACAAAAAAGAAAAAAAGACCGAGCAAAACGAAGAAGCCGATGAAGAAAGGCAGTTATTAGAAATAGCATTAGCGTCTACTTCAAATGCTTTAACTATAGCAAATGCAGTAACACAATCAGCTATATTGCAAAGTATGAATATAGCAACAAATGTAAGTTCTTATTACAACTTTGTAATTCCAAGTACAACATATCAAGACACAGTAGATTTACAAGGTGGAAATATAGTAGACAATAAAAAAGCCTTAAGAAGTTTAGGGCAAGATAAATTAATGAATCAAATGATTAAGGAGCAATATAAATGAACAAACTAATAACTTTATTTTTGATAGTAGGTCTTACGGGATGCTCTTTATTTTCAAGTAAAGCACAAGCAACTAATATTAATGGTAATGTAGAATCTAGATGTACAGTTAATACTGATACAGCAGGGTACTACGGAAACCCTAATGCGTATACGCTTACTACGCTTCCTGCTGATGCTGGTCAAATACCTGTTGTTCGCATTGACACTTCACTAGCTAATGCTTATAAAGCACAGATAAGTTACCCTACATCGTTTAGTTCAAGTCCAAGTTTAGGAGATTCAGTTGTATGGACTGGAGCAGTAGCAGTAGACCAAACATCATCTTCAGACATGAGTGGTTATCAAGCAGCTAGTACAACAGCAGATGGTGGGGCAATGAGAATTTATCCTTTAAGTATAGCTGGTGCTACATGGTTTAGTGTTGCTTCAGTTGCTACTTATGGTGGTGGACAACAGAAAGCATTTCCTGGTGGTTCATATACAGCAGTAGTAGTAGCAGAATGTATCGCTCAGTAATACTGTGGTTGTTGTTATGTGGTAGTGTAGCAGCACATGATATGACACCCACTTATCCAGAGTGGAAAATGTCTTTTATACCAAGTGCTAAGATGACTACGATGCAATTGTTTAATAAAAGGGCAGATGTACAATGGTATCAGATTGGATTGTTTGATAAAGATTTTGAAACAATACCTTTTGTTACTAGATACAAAATATTAAATGTACAATATTTAAGTCGTGTAGAGTTTGATGTATACATTAGTAATGAATATCAAAATGATGTAGAATATATATGCTCAACATCTAAACTTAGAAGTAATGATAATTTTAAACCAATTGTAGAATCAAGGATATGCTCAAGGTTCAAATAAAATCGATAGTTTTTGTTTTACTTTTCTTTTGCACACAAGCTATAGCAGAAAGTAGTTCAATGAGTTTTTCTATACCAAGTATTAGTACAGTAAGTGGTAATGATAGTATTAGAGCAGGTGATTTAGATTGTAAGAACGCTATTGGTGGAAGTACAAACTTTGAAATTGGAATGACAGGCGTAATAAACAATGCAATTATGCCACTTATAGGAAAGAAAGACCCAAATAATCCACAACTTAAAGATATAGGTGTGTATGCTAGGCTAATAATTCCTTTAGATGCACCAAAAGAAAGAATAAATTGTAATACTTTATATCAATTAGAGTTACAACGAAGAAGATTAGAGATAGAAAGACTTAAACAAGAGATAGAATACTTAAGAGTATTACAAAACAATGGTGAGTTTGAAAACTAATGGCTGATTTAGAAGAACTTATAAGCAAAGGCGAAGGATTATCTGGCAAAAAGTTAAAATTGTTTGGCTTACGAGTTAGTGGTGCGAGTATAGTTGGAGCATTTGCTCTTATAAGCACAATACTTGGCTCACTTTATGGTGGTTTTCTTATGTACCAGAAGGTAGAAGGCATAGCAAATTTAGATTTAGGTGCTATTAGTTCGCAAATGGCAAAGACTTCTTCAGAAGTATTAAGAATTGAAGAACATGCTGATGCTATTAAGATAGAATTAAAAAAAGATATGACTGATTTACGCAATAGTCAATGGAATTTAGAGTCTAAAGTAGATGGTAAGCTACAATCAGTAGATGTTAAACTTACTAACTACGACACTAAGCTAGATAGATTTGAAATTAAAGTAGAAAATACAAAGACTTACATGGAAAAACGAATACAAGAGTCATTAGATAACCCACTAGCAAACTAGGAGATGTATGGCTAAAGATGGTAGATTAACAAAAAATGGTTTATCTGGATTTAATAAACCTAAAAGAACTCCAAGTCATTCAACTAAAAGTCATGTTGTTTTAGCTAAAGATGGTGCAACAACAAAACTTATTAGATTTGGTCAACAAGGAGTTAGTGGCGATAAAAAAAATACAGCACGGTCAAGGTCTTTTAAAGCTAGACATGGTAAAAATATTGGAAATAAATTAAGTGGTGCATATTGGTCTAACAAGGTAAAGTGGTAAACTATGGAAGAAAATATTAATAGGATGCAGTTGCAATTAGACAAACACTCTGGACAAATAGCAAAGCTATTTAGCAAGATTGATGATACTAATTTGTGTATACAGAAGATAAATAATTCTTTAATGCAAATTAAGTGGGCTATATATGGAGCAGTTGGCTGGTATGTTATTACTCAAATTGGAATTATAGAGGCACTAAGTTTATTATGATAGGATTTTTAACAAACATAGCACCAATAGCGTTAGGATTTATTGGTAAGTTGTTTGCTCTAAAGAGTCAAGCAGCACAAGAACAACAGAAAATGATGATACAGAATCTACAAGTGCGTAATGATTCTATTAATCAAGCCAGAGAGATGGCAGCTAAAGAAAGCCCAATGGCTGCAATGAACAGACGAATTATAATAATGGTTATACTTGCGTTAGTAATATTTACCCAAGTAGCACCTGTGTTTTGGGATGTACCAACAGTAATACCCACAGTAATAAAAGGGGCAAGTTTCTTAGGATTGCAATTAACTCCCGATGTGGTAGAATATGTTACTGTAGAAGGGATGTTGAAGTTTGATGAAATATTTAGATGGGCAACAATGATAATCGAATTCTACTTTGGAGCACAACTAGCAAAAGGTAGGTAAAAATGAAAAGGGCGATTGTTATACCCGACCAGCATTTTCCGATACATGATGAGAAGGCAGTCAAAGTAGTATTAGAGGCAATAGATTTTATTAAACCAGACATATTTATTAATCTGGGTGATGTTGGAGAATGGAGTTCTGTATCTGGTCATAGATATAAACGCAGAAAACGACCACCATTAGAGTACCAACTTCCAGAAATAGATGCAGAAATTAAAGCAGTTAACAAACAAATAGATAGGTTTGATAAGGCTTTAGATAAAGTTAAATGTAAAGAAAGACACATATTAGCAGGTAATCACGATGAATGGCTTGATGCATTTGTAGAAGAAAATCCTTATTTAGACCAGTACACATTTAAAAATGCTTGTAAGTGGGATGAAAGAGGTTATGAGTATCGTAAGTATAATGAGGTTCTAACCATTGGTAAATTATCTTTTATACATGGTGCTTACTGTGGTGTAAACCATGCTAAAAAACATTTAGATGCTTACGGAACAAACATAATGTACGGGCATGTTCACGATGTGGCTCGACATTCAGCTACAAGATTGTTAGATGGAAACATTAGTTCGTGGGCGATGGGTTGTTTAAAAGACATGTCAGCAGAAAATAACACATGGCTTAAAGGCAGACTACATAACTGGAATCATGCTTTTGGAGTTATAACTTTTTTTGATAATGGAAATTTTCAAGTAGAAGTTGTAGATATTGTAAAAGGAAAAGGCTCAGTTTGGGGCAAAATAATTAAGGGATAGCTTATGACATATAGAGAGTTAATTAATCAAGTATTAATAAGACTAAGAGAAGATACTATATCTGCTGATTGGTCTGGTAATATAAATGATTCTGGTACAGTATCAGCATATCATAAAGTAATTGGGTCTTTGGTTAACGACTCTAAACGAGGTGTTGAAGAAAGACATGATTGGTTAAATCTAAGAGAGTCAATAACTTTTAATACTGTTGTTGGTACAAAAAATTACAATTTAAATTCGGGTCAAGAGTTTAAAATTATAGACGCAATGAATAACACTACAGGGCATCATTTAAATCAAGTAAGTAAAGTGTACATTAACACAGTAAAGTACCCTACAGATGACAATGGGCAACCTTTATACTACGGATTTAATGGTAGTGATTCTTCTAATAATTTAAAAATAGATTTATCGCCAGTTCCTAGTGAAGTGCAAACTCTTTCTTTTGATATTTGTAAGTATCAAGATGTTTTATCAACTGCTGCTAGTGTATTAAAAATACCTGCACAACCAGTTATACTAGGTGCATGGGCTAGAGCAATAGCTGAAAGAGGTGAAGATGGTGGAACGCAATCTAGTTTAGCTGCACAAGAAGCTGGTGAAGCATTAAAACAAGCTATTATATTAGATAGTGGTAACACTCAATACGAAACAGATTGGTATGTTAACTAATGAGTAAGCCATTATCATATCAACCATTACCTAATTTTGGTCTTAATGGATTAAATACGCAAAGCAATCCTAGTTCATTAGACCCATCTTATCTTACTTCTGCTAACAATATAGTTGTTAGAGAGTCTGGAAGAATATCATTTAGAAAAGGTTTAAAGCAAAAAGTACTTCCTAGTGGCGTAGCTATTGGCTCTATAGTAGAACACAACGACCAAGGAACTAATAAGATATTTGCTAGTCACGGTACTTCTATTTACACAATTGACTTTACTACACCACAAACAGCGTTTCCTAGTAGCGGTGCTGATGTTAAGCATACCGTTGTTAATAGCACAGGCGATTGGCAATTTGTAAATTTTAACAATAGATTACATTGTTTTCATGCTGGAGTTGCACCTCAAAGATATGATGGTGCTAAACCTACAGGTGAAAGATGGTCTAGTCATGTTAATGCTACTGCTATAAATGATGGAAGTAATGTAACTAATAGTGCTACAAGTATGACAGTAGATAGCACAGTAGGTTTTCCAACAGAAGGAACTTTACTTGTTGAAGATGAAGTAATATCTTACACAGGTATTACAGCTACAACATTTACAGGAATGACTAGAGGTGTTGGTGATTCAAGCGCAGCTACTCATGCTAACAATATAGCAGTGGCATCATATGCTGTACCAGCTTCAGCAACTACATTTGACCCTAGTTGTGGTATGGGTTTTTATGGAAAATTGTGGGCTGGTGGTATTACAGAAGCACCAGATGTATTATTTTATTCAGTATTATTAGATGGAGATGATTGGAATGGTACTGGTTCTGGTTTTATAGATTTAAAAACTGTATGGGGAACAGACGATATAATAGGTATAGCACCTTTTTTTGGTAAACTAGTTATATTTGGTAAAAACAATATTGTTATCTATGATAACCCAGAATCTGGTGGAACATTAGCACTTAATGAAGTTATTAAAGGTATTGGTTTAGTAAGTAGAGATACTATACAAGCTATTGGTGATGATTTAGTTTTCTTATCAGCAACAGGTTTGCGTTCACTTGCTCGTACTACAGAAAAAGATAAATTACCTATGCAAGATTTATCTTTAAACATTAAAGACACATTAATAAGAAACATAAGCACAAGTAATAAAGTAATAAAATCAATTTATTTAGAAAATGAAGGCATATATATTTTAACTTTTACTAATAAAAATATTACTTATGTGTTTGATTTCAAACACGCAACACCACAACAAACGCCAAGGATTACTACTTGGACTTTTGATAATGACAGAGAACCTACAAGTATGTGTTATACAGAAACTTATGGTTATCTTACAGGACAGAAAGATGGTGGGATAGCTGGATATGAGGGTTATTTTGATGCGGATTATCAAGCAAGTGTTGTAAGTGCTAGTTCACTTGCTAAATACAATAACGCATCTGCTCCTTCAGCAAGTACATCCCCTACACATTCTACAACCTATAGTAAAGTAGGAACTTCGTCTATGTGGTTTGCGGAAACTACAGATTCTTTGTATGGTACAAAAAGACACGCTAACTTAGCAGCTACTGAAGCAACTAAATTTAACATAGGAGTTTCTGATTTCACAATTGAAGCTTGGTTTAAAAACCATTATAGTTCTAGTGTTAGTGATAATGACCCCGGTTGGGGAGAAGGTTCGGTTGCAGGTTCTACTGCTACAAACTATGCTTTATTTGACCATCAGTTACAAGCATCAAGCACTAATGATACTGGTTTCCAGATTAGATATGATATAAATTATATTTATGTTGATTGTTATACAAGTGGTTCAGCAGTTTCAACTATTACATCTTCATATCACGGACTGTATAGAGATGACTGGGCACATATTGCTGTAACAAAATCAGGAACTACAGTTACAATATGGGTTAATGGCGTTTCAAAGGGAACAGGAACTTGGGCTAGTGGTGCTATGACACACAATATAGTTAGGTTATGTAGCAAAATATCCCCTGGAAGTTTTAGCTACGGCAACTACGGTTTTATTGGTTTTGTTGATGAAGTAAGATATTCTAAAGTAGCGAGATATTCATCAACCTTTACACCATCTACTACTGAATTTATATCAGATGCAAATACTCTACTATTAATACATAGTAATGAGTCTTCAAGTGGTTCTACAACATTTGTTGATTCATCAACTTTCCCTCTAACCACACATTTAAATGCCTCTTATTCTACTGATATATCTTCTCCTTGGATTCTTTTAGGACAGACGATGGCTTCTTCTCTTCTAAAAAATATGACAATTGTTTTAGAGGGTGGCTCTGGTGCAACTCTTGGATTGAAATGGTATAAAGACTTTAGTACGACACCATCAACAACAACCTCTATTAACTTAAGTCCTGCCTCGACTGGTGCGTCTTCAAAATGGGGAGAAGCCTTATATGGTACGTCTAAATATACACCTATATATGGATTGAAAGAATATAGAACTCCGCTAAGTGGGAGTGCAAAACGCTTAAAACTAAATATGTCTATAGAATCCAATGGCTATAATGCCTCGATTCAAGACTTAACATTATTACATAAAGAAGGGAAAATACGATGAGTAATTATACTTTAGCAGTAAACTGGTCAGGGAAAGATGCACTTGCAGATGATAATGCTGGTAAGGTAGTTTCTGGTGCTGACTTTAATACAGAATTTACAACAGTACAAACAGCAGTTAATACTAAAGCTGACCGTAATGGTGCTGCTACAGAAGATTTTGAAGCAGACAATGTAACAATAGCAGGAACACTTGCTGTAACTGGAGTGCCAACTATACCAACAGCAAATGCAGGTACAAATACTACACAAGCAGCTAGTACAGCTTTTGTTACAACAGCAGTAGCTGCTTTAGATGCAGCAGCAATTAATGCTGTTGTATATCCAGTAGGTTCTATATATTTTAATATGGCAAACGCTAACAACCCTAGTCACGCTACTTTACTTGGTTTTGGTACTTGGCTAGCTTATGGTGAAGGTAGAGTATTAGTAGGTAAACAATCTAGTGGCACATTTGATGCCCTTAACGAAGAATTAGGTACTGAAACAACAACATTAGATGAAAGTCAAATTCCTTCTCACAGACATTATCAAGGTTCAAGTGCTGGACAGACAGCGTCAGGTAATTCTATTAAATGGGGTCAAAGCGCTCCTGCTGGAAACCCTAATTACTCTAGTCCAACTGGTCAAGATACACAAAGATTTACAAGTGTTACAGGTGGTGGCGGAGCTCACTCAAACTTACAACCATCTGTGACAGTTTACATGTGGAAACGCACAGCTTAATAGGAGATAGAAAAATGGCAGAAAAATATTACAAACCAAGTCCAATGAATAGAATAAGTGTTGGAAAAGGTAGGGCTGTTAATCCAAATGGTGATAGAGGCTCTGGCAAACTAGCTGGTTATAATAACCCAAATTATCTCCGTAACAAAGCAGCACAAGATGCAAAAAACCAAAGTGGTTTACAATTACATAGCGGTGGCGGAAGTAGTGGTGATATAATGGCTATGGCTGAAGCAGATTACCAAAGACAATTAGGTTTAATGGATAAAGCTGCTGAATTGGGAGCAGGGTATTCAAGTGATAATACGCTAGGTACTACTGATATAGACTACGAAAACAAAATGATAACTGAGAGGTTGTCACCAGAGTTACAAGCACAATATGATAGATTACTTGCTCGTTCTGGAGCATCACAAGATAGAGTAGACAAAATGGGCAGTAACCCATATGAAATGCAACAGTATTTATATGATGCAAACATGCAACTTAAAAGACCAGAACAAGATGCTTTAAGAGATGACACAATGGCAATGCTTGCTGCAAAAGGAATGTTAGGTTCTACAGGTGGAATAGGACAATACTCTGGAGTAGAAGAATCAATAGCTAGGTCTAATGCTATGGACTTTAATGACGCATTAATGCAAAGTCAAGGTCTACTAGACATGGAAAGAGCCAGAGGTTCTGGAGATTTATCAACAGCTATGGCTATGGGTGGTGCTCAAATACCATATATAGCAGCAGGTACAAATCAAGGTGCTGCAATACCAATTGAAAATGTAGCAGGAGTTAGTGGTGCTTCAAGAAATATATTTGGAGTAGGTGCTGCTGAATCTATGGGTAATCAAAAACGTAAAAAAGGCATTTGGGATTCGCTACTAGGTAGTGGTGGACTTTTTGGATAGGAGATAAAAATGGCAGGAATGTTTGGAAATAGATTTGATGTACAAGATGCTTTAGATGACAGATTGTACAAAGAAGCATATCAAGTTGGAACTTTAAGTAGTTATGGTGTTGGACAAATGGCAGCATATCAAGATGGCATGATGGGTAGTCCGTTAGAAGCAGCTTTAGCAGACAAGTTTAGTCCACAAATGCAAAAACAAGATTTACTGGATGAACTGCAAAGAAAACACCCTAATCCAGATACAGTAGAAAAACTTAGTGCTTTAGCAAATGATTTATTTGCAAATGGTCTTGGTGATATGGGCTTAAAAGTTCAAGAAGCTGCATCACAAATGAAGATAGCTAACGCTACTGTTACTTCTGCTAATGCTCCTAAAGCTGATATGTTTAAAAACTTAGGTCTTACTTTATCTAATCAAGTATTAAGTACACAATTTGTAGATGATTATATTGCAAAATTTGACCCAACTTTTGGTATTCCTTTTGATGATAAAAATGATGCTCATGGTAATCGTACAAATTACGATGCTAAAAGAAAGCGTCATGAAACTGATTTAAAAAATATGTTTAGTCAATGGGCAAGTTTTAAACAATATGATGGTATATCTACTAAAAGTAGTATAGCTACTTTAATGGGTAATACTGGTGCAATGACTAATGATTTCTTAGAATGGGTAGCAGTACATGGCGACCAAGTTAGAGGTGAATATATGGCATCACAAATGATGGTTGGAGAACCTCGTTCTGGTGGATTAACTGCCACTACATATGTAAATAAATCTGGAGCAACAGTAGAATTTGACTCAACTAATTCAACTATGGTAAAAGTACAGGAAGAAGTAAATACTTACAGCCTTGCACAAGTTGAAACACAACTCAATACTTTAACAACTAAAGTTTCTCCAGAAAAACTTGGAGATTTGCAACTAGCAAAAATTCAAATGTTAAAGAATAGACTAGTAGAGTTAACAAATCAAGATGATGCAATGTCAACTACAACAGATGCAACAGGTGCTAGTGTAGAATCTGACTGGATATTTGATTAATGTCTAGCACATATATTGAAGGTCTTGGCTTTGTAGCTGTTGATTCTAATAAGAGTCCAGAAGATATTGCTGCAACACTAGATTATTATAGAAATATAGCACCTCAATATAAAGCACTTGGTGGATTTGAACAAGGCTTTGATGATGTAAAAAGTATAGCATATGAAGCATGGTTAAAACTTAATCGTACAGATGATGAAAATAAAAATATCTGGATGAAAAGAGAAATAGAGGAGTGGGGTCAGCAAGTAGGGTTTACAGACTCAATGCAATTAGAACAATATCATAGAGAAATAGAAAAACTAAGAGAGTTAAACGAACAAGAACAAGCAGATAGAGTAGCTAATCTTGCTATGATGGAAAATTTTAAAGCAGATATGTATGGTGCTTATGATAATGCCAATGGTGATATATCTGATGTACAACAAAAATATGGTTATGACGAAGAGTCATTAGGTATCTTAGATAGTTTAGGTGCTATGGGTAAAATGCTTGTTACTGATACAGGTTATATGGCTGGTCAAATTACTGGCATGATATTAAAAGACCCAGAGTTATTGTTGTTAGGTGCTCTTAGAATACCTGCTATGGCTGGTCAAGTTTCAGCAAGAATGGCACAACTTGCAACAGGTGCTTTAAAAGTACAACCTAAATATGTAACAGGTTTATCAAAAGCAATACAAAGTCAAAGAGGTAGGGCTGTTATTGGTCGTGGTGTTGAAGGTGCTGCCTATGGTGGTACTTATGAAGCATTACATGACTTAACATTTAAAGGACATATTGATGCAGAAAATTTAGAAAGAGGAGTTGCTTTAGGTACTTTACTAGGTTCTGCTTTTGGTGGTTTAAGTAAAAGTACAGGAGCAAAGAGTTGGTTTTTAAATAAACAAACATCTGCTAACGCTGCAAAAAATATACAACAACTTAAATATTCATTAAATGACCCTAATCTTCAATGGCAAAAAGCAGACACACCTTTAGGTAAAGACGCTAGTGGTGGAGCAAGTGTGTTAAGTTGGGAAAAAGGTTGGCAACAAAAACTAGCAGACATTAAGGCTCAAAACAAAGGATTTGTTTTTAACAAAGCAACAGGTAAATATGAACCACCTGCTGATTCACCCGATGCACCAAAAGTAGATGCTACTGGTGAGACTATAGATGTTAATGCAAGTAATGTTAATCCCGATTTTGTTAATCCAGTTCGCCCTAAAGACGCTAGGATGCCAGAAGGTTTAACTAATCCAGCAAAAATTAAATATTGGTCAGACAGAGTAGCACAATTAATAAAACATGAAACTCAAGGGTTTGACAATCCTTCAAGAATATTATTTGATTCTTATATTCTAGATGGTCTTACACCAAAACAAGCTGCAAAAAAAGTAGATGATGTAATACAACAGTCTATACTTAATCGTCAAAAAAAATTACAACTTAAAAAGAAAAAAGGTGAGCGTGTTTATACTGATGAAGAAGCTGCTGCAATTGCTGTTAAAGAAGAAGCAAGAATATTAGAAGCAAGAAATGCAGAATTTATTAAGAAAGAAGGAATAAATAAACATAGCACTAGTGGAAATAAATGGGGTACAAGAAGAGAACAAGAATTAGCTGATACAATAGCAGCAAATAATGAATTGGTTAAAACTTCTAAAGATTTTTCTCATATATTTAAACAAAGTTTAGATGATATAAAGAAAGCAAAAATAACTCCAATGGAATACGCAACATATGGCGGTGTAGGTGCTGCGGTTGGAGGATTAATTATAGCTGATGAAGATAGAACTTGGGGCGGAGTTTTAGGTCTTGTTGGTGGTTTGGCAATAAGAAGAGTAACAAAAGGAATTAATGTTAATGAAGCTAAGATGAGGCTACGGATGTATCAAGTAGTAAATCAAAGCGAAGGCATAATGAAAACCTTGCAAATGGAATCTGGAAAAACTGTTGCAGTATTACACAGAGTTTTAAAAGGAAAACATCCAGAATTAAGTTCTTTAGATTTTCTAACTTATCTTGAACACTTTAGTAAAAAAAGTAAAATGATAGATGGAATAGATTTTGGTGCAAAAGGTAGAAACAAATTATCGCCAGAAGCAATACAAGCTATGGAAGCCTATAGAACATTAATGCAAAACTTTGAAAAAGTTGCTAAAGATGTAGGTGTCTTTGGTGATAGAGGATTTATAAAAGATTATGTTACGCATATTTTTAGACATAAAAAATTGTCAGATGGAGATATTAGTAATTTTGTACAACAATTAAAAAANCAAAAAAATCGTACTAATTTAGATAACACTTCAACTTACACCAATCCAAGAAAACTTATTGAAGATTTAAAAACAATAGCAAAAGGTCGTGATGATATAGAAACAGATGTGTTTAAAATATTAGACGCTTACACAAGGTCAATGTCTAAAGCTATAGCTGGTAAAAACATTACTGTTCTATTAGAAAGAACTGCAATAATGGATGGAAGAAATCATTTTGGTGTAATCATCTCACCTAAAGAATTTGAACGAATGATTAAAGTTGCTGATATAAATGATATGTCTTTAGGTCAATATGCTAAAGAAAAACTTGGATATCAAACAAGTAATCATCCAGCACTACAAGGAAAGTTAATACATCCATTAATGAAAAAATCTATAGATGATTTTTACGCACCAGAAATAGGCTCAGAAGGTGTAATGAATAAAATTTTGCTTGTTAATAATGCAATGAAACGAATAGCAATTTCATTTTCTTTTTTCCACGCACAATCTTTAGTATTTTCTGGAATGTATGCAGGAATGTTAGGTGAAGGAATGGCTGCAATTATAGCACCTACTAGTAAAAGAGGTAAGGCTGCTCGTGAAAGATTTGAGTTAGTAAGGAATGTTGCTAAAGGTGGATATGAAAATTTTGGTAGAGATGCTAATGGAAAACCTATAATAAAACAAAATGTTCATGGAAGGGAAGCCTCTGGTGAGGTTGTAGGCTCACAACTTCTTAAAGAGATGGCAGAGGAAGGGGTAGAAGTAGGTGTTAAAGCTAGTGAATATGTAGACGCTGGTTATAATACTGTTAAAAAACTTATGGAAGATTTTGCTCCGCCTTTAGACAAAGTACAATCTTTTATTGATAAGTGGACTTGGGATAAAACACATGACATAGGTAAGATGTTTGTTTATTTAACTATGAAAGATAGAATGATGCAAACAAAACCTCGTGGTATTGCAAAAATTATGCCTGTACTTAGTAGACTTCGTGGTAAAGATTTAGGTACATGGAAGCCTATGGAACATGCAGAAGCAAAACAAGCAGCAGCAGCTTTTACTAATGATGCGTTTGGTGGACAAAGACATAGTAAGTTAGCAATTGAATGGCAACAAAAAGCAATAGCAAATGCTAACAATCCAAAGGGTGCATTGTATAATTTAATGGCTTTGTGGACTACACCTTCTGCTGCAAAATATTCTAACCTAGTATTATTTTCACCAGACTGGACAATATCAAACCTTAGAATTGGCTTTAGAGGTTTAGGTATGACTAAAGATTTATTAGGAAAAATAGCTAAAGGTGGTAAATTAACATCCAGAGAAATGGCAGAATGGAATGTTTACATGGGGTATTTAGTTCGTGGTGTAGTTGCAACTTCAGCAGTAGCTTATATAATACATGGAATGTTTGGAGAAGAAGGTGAATCACTTGACTTACAAGATTTTTGGTTAACAGGTAGACTACCTTTAGGAACAGGTGAAGAGATGGTTGTATCAAAACAAATAGCAGAGCCAATGCATTGGATAAAAAATCCAAGACAAACATTTTTAAACAAAAGTTCTTCAATGCCAAAAATTGGACTAGAGTTATTGTTAAACAAACAATATGTTTCTATGAAGAATGGAGTTTTTATTGGCCCACAGATGGATACAGGCAATCCTAAACAAATGGCTTGGTGGTTAGCTGGTAAGGGTACACCAATATCATTGAGCAAAATTAAGAGAGCAGCAGAAGATGAAGATTACGGTTGGGAAGATGTAGCTAGTCAAACAATGTTTGGAAGTATAGGATTTCCAACTTATGGTAGTAAAAATTAAATAGGAGAGGATTATGAATCCAAATGAATCAAAGTTAGAAGAGTTAAAAGAAGCTGAAGCACAGATTAAAGCTGAAATAGCAAGGGCTAAAGCAGATATTGAACAAGCTAAAGCTGACCAAACAAAGGCTTCTATGCCAACTGTAGAAGAAGGAATGAAATATACTCGTGGATTACAAGGCAATAGAGATGCTGAAGGTAGTTTAATTCCAGCAGGTAAACATGAAATGCCAGATGGCAAACTTATGGATGATGATGAGATGGCTGATGAGTCAACAACAATGTCTATAGAAGAAGCTATTGAAAGTTTAGTTATGAAAAGTAAAGGTGACTATGACTCTTATAAAGACAAAGGAGTTATTGGTGATGCAGCAGAAGCAGTAGGTATGAGTCGTGTAGATTTTGTAATGTCGCCAGAATTTCAAGCTGCTTATGGAAACAAATACGATAAAGATGCTCAACCATTAAAGATAGAAATTCAAAAAGGTGCAACTCCAGAAGATGAAGAGCCTAATGGAGAATACAAAAGGATGCCAACTGACCCTAGTGATATTGACAGGGATAGAAGAATGGACACTACATCTGCTGATTTATCTGCGGGTGATACTGATAATGAACAAGGCAGAAATATGCCAACAATCAGAGATTTTGAGCAACGCCCTATGGGAATGACAGAAGATGAAGGTGGTACAAGTAGTGTTAATGAAAAAGATGACTTTTGGAAAACTCAAGAAGGGTATGATAAAGCTATTGAAATGTATGGAGAAAAACCAGCATGGGTTAAAGAACCTGCTATGGTTTATGACCCAGTTGCAAATGAGTATGTTAAAATTAAAGAAGAAGATAAAGAACAGTATGAAGATTTGGGTATGTCTGCTGACATTAAGCGTATGTTCGGCTAGTAGTATGGGCATGTTAACTAAAAAATCTGACGAAGTAGAAGCGTCATTACTTAGAGCAGGGTTTGAGGAAGATGAAATCCCTGCTTTACTAGGTAATATAGATGTAGAAACTGGTGGTACTTTTGACTTTAGACAAGTAGAAAATACTACTAATGAAGAAAAAGGTCATGGATTATTTCAGTTTACTGGTGGACATCTATCATCTTATTATGATTATCTTAAAGATACAGACCAAGAAGATAGCATGGATGCACAAACTAAATTTGTATACGCTAACATCTATGACAAGAACCCACCTCATGTTATTGGTGCAGGTAATCAAAAGAAAATCCAAAAGGCATTTGATGATGGTAGTCTGACTGAACAATCAGATGTGTTTGGTAAGTGGTATGAACGCTTTAAAGGTTCAGAAGATTCTGATACTATTGTTCCTAGTATGTTTCGTGGTCGTTGGTGGGATAAATATTTAAATAAACTAGATAGATTTGTACCTGATAGTCAAGCCCCATCATACAATGAGAGAATAAAAAGGGCTAGAAAGTACGATTAGATACCTGTTCTGTGGCACAAGTACAGGTAAACTTGCCAAAAAGGGAATATTATAACCCTCGCCTTGTTGATTGTACATACCCACATCAACGCAGTCTTAACTATCACTATACCTTCATAATTATGGGGGCAGTATAGTGCCACGATGTACTCATGGTGAGAAATTCCCCCGAAAACTAAGTAACTGGTAGTCTTAATTTATCCCTATCTAAATTTGCTACGGATAATTCTCCGTTTAATGCAAATATCTTTAGCAAAGATGAGCGACTAATTCCATATCTCTCAGCCTTTGCGTCTATAAATTTTAAATCTCTTTTATTAATCTTTAGATTAATCTGTTCTGTTGCTTCGTTCATGTTTGTTACTCTATTTAAAATGGTAATTATACACCAGTAAATAGAATCTATTTAATCTATAAGCATTGAAATAAAAACTATAACAATAAAAACTAATCCCAGATAATACAATGTCATAACTTACAAACTCCATCTTCACAATCATCATCTGATACAGAGATAATGTATTCGCCAT